CGGTGGTCGTAGATAATAGGAATATATAGGTGAAAACTACTCTATCAGAACATTTGAGTTTTGACCAGGCTAAGATTGTCTTGGAGAGCGACGAAGGCAGCGACGGTAAAAAGTCGCTGCATTTAAACGGTATTTGCATTCAAGGAGATATCCGCAATGCAAACCAACGTGTTTATTCTTCTCAAGAAATTGGCAGGGCTGTCAAAACGCTCAACGAACAGATCTCTGGCGGCTACTCAGTTCTTGGAGAAGTTGATCATCCTCAGGATTTGAAAATCAATCTAGATCGTGTTAGTCATATGATTACCAAGATGTGGATGGATGGTCCTAACGGCTACGGAAAACTTAAAGTACTCCCTACTCCAATGGGGCAATTAGTTGCTACCATGTTGGATTCCGGAGTCAAGTTGGGAGTAAGTAGTAGAGGCTCTGGCGAAGTGGACGGCAGCGGTAATGTTCAAGGATTTGAAATTATCACTGTTGATGTCGTTGCTCAACCTTCCGCTCCGGGAGCATACCCAACTCCAGTTTATGAACACCTTATGAATAGTACAGGTGGATATCAGGCATTTAAAATAGCACAAGAAGTTAAAGGCGATCTTAAGGCACAGAAATACCTAGCAGAGAGTCTCAAGAGAATTATCTCTGGACTCAAATAACAGAGGAGAATCACATGTTAGATATAGTAAAACAGTTGTTTGAAAACAATGTGATTTCCGAAGAGATCAAATCGGAAATTGAATCCGCTTGGCAAACAAGAATTCAAGAAAACCGTGATCAAGTCACTGCTGAACTACGTGAAGAGTTCGCTCAAAAATATGAGTACGATAAGTCCGCAATGGTAGAAGCTGTTGAAGCTATGCTATCTGACAGACTACAAGCAGAACTAGGCGAACTTGCAGAAGATCGCCAAGGCCTAATTGAAGCTCGTGCCAAGTATGCTAAGAAAATGAAGGATGATTCCAAAGCAATGGAATCGTTTATCCTTAATAATCTTAAGAAAGAATTGAGTGAATTACACGAAGATCGCAAAGCAGTTGCAGGCAATGTTACTAAATTAGAATCTTTTATCGTGGATGCTCTAGCGAAAGAAATCGCAGAATTCCATGCTGATAAGAAAGACCTAGCTGAAACCAAAGTTAAATTGGTACGCGAAAGCAAGGTTAAATTTGAAGCTATGAAGAAAGATTTTGTTGCACGTTCTGCTAAAATCATCGAAGAAACAGTCGCAAAAGGACTGCGTTCTGAAATGACACAGCTACGTGAAGACATCGAAGCAGCTCGTAAAAATGACTTTGGTCGCAGAATTTTTGAAAGTTTCGCCAGCGAGTATGCTGCATCTCACTTAAATGAGAAATCTGAAACAGCTAAACTTCTTCAAGTTGTAAAACAAAGAGAAGCGGAGCTAGAAGAAGCAGCAAAAATTGTTGCAGAAACACAACAACTAGTAGAAAACAGAGAAACTGAATTGCGCATAGCTAAGGACTCAGCCACTCGTAAGGAATTAATGAGTGAATTGCTAAATCCGTTAGCCGGCGACAAGAAAGAAGTTATGAATAGTCTACTAGAATCAGTTCAAACTGAAAAGCTACGTACAGCGTTCGATAAGTATCTACCAGCAGTAATGAATGGTAATGCACCGGCGAAGAAAGTACTATCAGAAGGCAAAGAAATTACAGGCGATAAAGCACAGGCACAATCTATCGGCGGCGAGGAAAAGACCGCCGAAATATTTGACATCCGCAGGCTTGCGGGACTTAAAGTTTAAGGAGAACTATAATGTCACAACTACTCGAGTCACGCTGGTCGGAAACCAAAGAGGCACTATTAGAAGGTCTTCAAGGTACAAAGCGTTCAGTAATGGCAACTACTCTAGAGAATACCCGCAAGTATCTCGCAGAAAGTGCTACTGCTGGAGCTACATCCGCCGGTAACGTTGCAACCCTAAATCGTGTGATCCTACCTGTGATCAGACGTGTAATGCCAACAGTCATTGCTAATGAACTAGTCGGTGTACAACCAATGACAGGTCCAGTTGGTCAGATCCATACCCTGCGTGTTCGCTATGCAGATAGCTTCAACAGCGCAAGCGGTACTGATACTACTGCTGGTGAAGAGGCACTAAGCCCATTCAAGATCGCAGAAGGCTATTCTGGTTCTGCTGCTACTGACAGAGCTGCTGCTACTGCTGCTCTTGAAGGTATCGCAGGTAACAGACTAAGCATTCAAATCTTGAAACAAACAGTTGAAGCTAAGACACGTAAATTGTCAGCTCGCTGGACATTCGAAGCAGCTCAAGATGCACAAGCCCAACAAGGTATTGACATCGAAGCTGAGATCATGGCAGCTCTTGCACAAGAGATCACTGCTGAGATCGACCAAGAAGTTATCGGATCATTGAATTCGTTAGCTGGTACAGTACTAACCTACGATCAAAACGCAGTGTCAGGTACAGCTACATTCGTTGGTGACGAACACGCTGCTTTGGCTGTTCAAATCAACCGTACTGCAAACCTAATCGCTCAGCGTACACGTCGTGGTGCAGGTAACTGGGCTGTTGTATCACCAACAGTTCTAACATTGCTACAGAGCGCAACAACTTCTGCTTTCGCAAGAACAACAGAAGGCACATTCGAAGCCCCAACAAACACCAAGTTCGTTGGTACATTGAACAGCGCAATGAAGATCTATGTTAACGGCTATGCAACATCTGACGATGTTCTAGTTGGCTACAAAGGTTCTAGCGAATCTGATGCAGCAGCATTCTATTGCCCATACATTCCGTTGATGAGCAGTGGTGTTGTTCTAGATCCTAGCACATTTGAGCCAGTAGTTAGCTTCATGACACGTTATGGATATGTTGAGTTAACAAACACAGCATCATCTTTAGGTAACGCTGCTGACTATCTAGGCAAGGTTGCTGTAACTACCGCTAACCTAAAGTTTGCTTAATTGTAAACTTGCTAGTAATTCAAAAAGGCTCTTCGGAGCCTTTTTGTTTGACTTAAATATCTGAGATATGCAGATAGAATCAGAAAAAGATTTTCCAGAACTACGTCGTCAATTTTCTGCTTGGCGAAAAAGATTTCCTATGTTTACACATGATGTTCATCAGATAGAAAACATCATAGAAAAACACATTCAAAATTACAGTATTGCCCTGGTTCATTATAGACAGAGGCATAGCACATCATATTTAAAAATAGCACAGAATGAAATTGACGAAATTAATAGGGTCTTGTTGACCGTGGGTAAATTAGAGTTAATGGCTATGCTGAGTCGCGGATAAATAAAGTATCATAAGGTAACAGCGCCGTATGATTCGGACTTATGCGGTACCCACCGCGTAGACCTAGAACGTCAACTTAAGGAGAAAACAAATGGGACGTCCACTTAGAAAAGATGTGTTTGGTACTGATGTTATTGGTACCCCAGCAAGCAATACAGGAATTACCTGCGAATTTTACGACGGTTCTACTAATCAAACCGACGGAGTAATTATTAAACAAAGAGGCGCAAGTAGTTTTCTTGTTTGCCGTGTAGGTGATATCGGAACTACAGCAAACTATAAAGTTTGCAAATTAGTAAACACTACCCCGAATGCCGCCGGAGAAATGAGAATCCAAGGCTCTACTACAGGTTTATTAGATCAAGGTCTAGTGCCCATCGCTAAACTAACACGCAGAATTGCCTATGGCTTTCCATCGAGCCCTGATTTAAGTACAGTTCCAGGAACCGGTGCTCAATTTTGGAGAGGTGAAGATTCAAACGATTCTGATAATCACGATCAGACCAAATACAACTGGTATTTAGAAAATGATTCGTCTGCAGACTATATCGTACTAACACCAATCACATCTACAATGTAATTTAGGAAATACGATGGGACAGTTTCTTCAGGTAAACGGCGACTATAATATTAAGACTAGAGAAGGATCTAAGATAACCTTAGATCCTGGTCTTACAGGTCAGGTAAGAGTAACAGGTGATCTTGTTGTAGAAGGCGACACTCTTACAGTTAGTGCTGAAAATTTAAATGTTAATGATAACATTATTATTTTAAATTACGGAGAAACTGGACCAGGAGTAAGTCTTCAGTACTCAGGTATCGAGATCGACAGAGGAAGTTACGTAGATTCTTCACAGGTTCCTAGAGCAGTATTTCTATTCGATGAATCTATAGAATCTTGGATCATAGCAAATGGTAGCGTTCCTAACCCATTAAGTTTTGAAAACAGTAATCTTAAACTCCGAAGAATATATACAGATCCAACTCAGCCAGATTTAATTTTAATTAGAAACGGTAGTGGTGTTGTTAACGTTGGTAATAGAGAGCTAGATGACGACGGGGTAGCAACAGGCGATTCTCCTTATGAAACTCTAGTAGTAGATGAAGATGATGTACCTAATAAAAAATATGTAGACGATGCTATTCAAAATAATCCTACATTTCAAATTAGATCGCCGGGAGTTAGCACAGCAGCAGACACTAGAATTATTATTGCAGACAGTTCAGTTACACCAAACAATTCTAGTACTCCGGGTTCAATAGAATATTTTAAATCTGAAACTTCTACATTTGATGTATTTGAAAGTACAGTAGGTGTATTTGTAGACGGAATTAAAAATACATATTTTCATAATAATAGAACAGTAATACAAAATCTAGAAATTCAAGGAACTACGATTAGTACCAACGAACTAACTAACTCAGACATAAGGTTAAGGACGCAAGGTACAGGACGAGTAGTAGTAGAATACGGAATTGCTATTGAAAACGAGGCTCACGGAACAATAGCAGGACCTAGTTATTTTTCCGGAGCTACAGTATTGTACACAGGTGCAGAGGAAACTGGTAACTCCGGGGTGTTCTTCGTTGCGTCATCACAAAACAGAGACGAATTAATGAGCAGACGTAGATCCCTAGTTTGGAGCATGCTATTTTAAATAAGAGAGAATTATGATAACAAACACACCAGTATTTTCAACAGCACTAACTGATGCTTATCAAATTTTTAAAGCTACAGATACAGGAGCTACCGGTGGTACTGCAGAAAGACGTGCAGTTACAACAATTATACTTTGCAATACCGGCTCAGTAACTTTAACTGATGAAACTATTAATCAATCAACAGTTAACATTTACATAGTTGATAGTTCAAAAACCGGATACACTACTCCCGGTACATATAATCTTGTAGCCAGCAATTTAATTATTCCAGCAGGAGAAACATTTTTCTTTTCAGAAGAAAGAGTAGTTTTAGATAACAACGATTCTATACATGTAAGTTGTACTTCAGGCGGAACAATTACTGCTGGATCTTTTGTAGCTGGAGCAAATTATAAAATTTTAACGTTAGGGACAACAACTAACTGGAATACTGTAGCAGCAACTTCTACTCAACGATCTTGGGGCGGAGGATCTGCTTCAGTAGGAGATACATTTACAGCAACAGCAGCAGGGTCTGGCGACGGTACTGCTATACTATGCTTATTAACAGCTACAGTGAGTTCATTAGAAGTATGAAATTCTTAAAACAAAAACATCTAGGTAAATTCAGTGTAAGAGATCAAACACTGTTTACTAATCAGTTTGGTCGTGCTGTTATGGATCTCACAGGCGGTCTACGATTACCTCAAGGAACTACAACCCAAAGACCGCAGACCTCAGGCGTAAGATATCCTGCTTCCGGAGTAACTTCTAGTTCAGAATACGCCGACGGTCTTATTCGTTACAATATAACACTAAATCAGTTAGAATGTCTTATCGCCGGAGTTTGGGAAGTAGTTAGAGCAGCAGGCGGTGGCACAGTTATTAAACAGACCATAGGACCCGGTAATGCTGTAGAGCAGTATTTTGGACCTTTACAAAATCTAGGTGTTAATTGGACACCACCAAGCTTAGTAGCTGGAGGTAGCGCCAGTACAGGCTTGTATACGTATCCGTTGATTGTGCTAGTTGAAAACGTATTTCAAATCTACAGCGACAACTGGACACTGGTACAAAATCCTGCAGGGGTACCTTCAGCATCATTCTATGGCGGTGCAGGTAGTTATCCCGCAGGATATTACCTAGATTTTGGTGCTAGCCCTTTAGGAACTGTGCCTTTAAACAAATCCGTAACAGTTCTTTATAACTTCGGAAATTAATCATGCCGCAGTTAGGTAGAATAACAGGCCCTTTACTAGAAGCTAACCTGTTGAGAAACGGTGTAGATCTTGCTTTCGAAACTACCTTATTGTATATCGATGTCAACGACGACAGCATAGGAATTAATAAAAATCCTTCTTCAGTATACGACCTTGATGCAAACGGCGAAATTCGTACGACTGATATAATTGTTGACACTGCTGCTAATGTAGCCAACATTA